TTTGATCCTCCTCGGTCTCGCCGCATCAGGCACCGCCCGACGCGACGGAGTAATGTCCGCGCGCTAGACTATCGGCGCGACGGGATTCATAGATTCTGGGGCCAGCTTGACGTATTCCGCGGCGCGGGCGCGCACTAGTTCCGCCGCGCGTTCATCGGAAATGTCAAGGACGTCTCCGGGTTTCGCGTTCAGATCAGCGCCGGCCAGAACTGCAAGCGATCTGATTTTCATGGTGTCCTCCTGCGCGGGGAGCGGAAGCGGCTAGCCCCCGCTCCCCGTCAGACTTGGTTAGGCGGTACCTTCGATCGGGGAGATATGCAGCTCGCCGATGTAGGTATCATCAGTCAGGTTGTCAGCCGGGGAAAGCGCGCCCTCATATTGCAGCGCCCAAACCTCGCCGAGCGTAGTAGTCGCGCCAGACCGAACGAATTCCAACCGGACAAACTGTTCGAGTGGCTTGTAAATCTCAAGCCAGAACGCCTGGTTGTTCGCCGTCGGATTGATACTCGTTCCGAGCAGGTCGGCATACGTGCCTCCACTCGTGGTCTCGCTGGCCGCGTTGACGGTGTTCGTGGCGTTGAAGAGATGAATGCAGCCCAGGAAAAGCACTCCATCCCAACCCGCCATGTCAACAGCAGTCGTATTGACTGCGCTAGTCCCAGTGCTGGTATAGTTCAGCACTTTCGTAATCTTGCATCTCGTGCTCAGGTTCATCGGGATATCCTCCTTGTTGTAGTTCCATGTTTCCGCGCCGCCGTTAGACGCCGCACTTAGCACGCACAAACGCCTCTTCCAAAACCGGCATCGCGTCAGCGGCCATGTTGTCGAAGAGCAGTCCGATCTGGCCCGTGAGGGCGTAGGTTTCGATCAAACGCTGCACACTCATACTCGTGGCGTCGACGATCCAGTAGTATGAGAAATCCCCATACATGCCGACGTACAGCCCGTTGGTGAACACATGCGGCACGTTGTCGCCCTTGATGAACGGTTTTCCAAGGATTGTGCTCTGCGTTCCGAGAGCGAGGCCAGGCTGCCAAATATACTGCTGATCGCCATCTTTGAGTTTGCGAATCAGAGTGATCGCCTCGCGGTTGAACAACCAACGCGCATTCGTGTCGTACTGATCCTTGAGCGTGCCTTGAATATCGATCAACCCATCCGCCGTGATACCCGTTGCGCTTCCCGTTACCACGTCGCGACCCGTGCTAATACCATCAGCGTGGGCGGTAAACAGCCCCAGCGGGCCAGAAGCTCCAGAGCCAACGCAGTAGGCGGCATCGAGTCCCTGCGCCAGGGCATACCCGACGCGATCCGAGACCACCTGCTCCACGTTGATCTGGCTGTTTTCCAGAAGCGCCTTACTGATCTTAATGAGTTTCCTCTTCAGGTCGCGCGGGCGGAGTTCCCGCTTGCCGAACGCCAACCCCGTGTCCTCAACGGCCGTGGTCAGTTCTCCCGCCTCTCCAAACGAGAAAGCTGTGATATCCCCGTCCAGTGTAACCTGGCCCAGAGTACCTCCGCGATTGACCTGATAGACCGTTGCCAAATTACGGATCGGCAGGATATTATCAGCGGTCTTCAGGATACTAAGCAGCAGGGTTTCCGACGTGGCGAAAAACCCACCGCCGATGTCATTGTCCTGCTGGAGAGTAGCGCGCTGCTCAATGGGCATCCTATCCTCGCCGTGCCGCAAATAGGACGCAAACGCCTCGCTGTACTTCTTGCTCGCACGCGGATTCTCCGACTTGCCCGTATTCGCGGCGTTTTCCAAGTCGGGCCGCCTTGACGCGGACTGCTCCGGCGTGTGGAATCCGGCGTTCAGTTCGGATTGCTTCGCAGCGCGTTTCTCTTCCACCTCGGCCTCAGCCAGGAGTTTGTCCACGTCCACATGGATCAAATCCACCTTGGCGTTTTCCTCGGCGGTCAGTTCGCGCTTTTCCGTTGTGGCGAGGTCCATGATGTCCCTCGCCTCTTTCACCAGGCACCCAGCCTGGAATCTCTTACTCTTCATGTTCAGATTCCTCCTTGTTTCAATTTGAGCATCAGTTCACGCGACTTTTGAGCGCGTTGCAGTCTCGCGGTATATCGCGCTGGCGATGGGACCGAGCGTTGCAATTCATCCTCAGTTGTCTGCGTTGGTTCACTGGATATATTTTCGGGTTTGTCTTCCGGGACGTGCGGCTGATACCCGCGCGCGCTCACGCTCGTCCCTTCATAAGCAGCAAACGGGACGGGCGAGACCTCGAACAACTTCACTTCCAGAATCTCCCGAAGGCTCGGAAGGTCTTTCCGCTTAGTCCAGATATCCTTCAGCACCTCGAAGGCGAAACTCATCTTGTCAATGAATTTGTCCTTGACGAGTTTATGGACTTCTTGTGCCGTGGGCGTATCGGGTGGCTTGATCTCTACATGCAAACCATGAGCATCTTCGCGCAAATCAAGCGTTCCGTTCTTGCGCCGCCCTATGATTTTGCTTAAATCGTGATTGAAAACCGCATAGACATCCGCACCATCTGAGATTGTACGGGCAAACGCACCAGCCCGAATCACCTCCTCGAAGTTCCACACCGGCGCAATCTGATCAAAGACCGCCGCATATCCCGTGATGATCCCCGTGTCGTCATCCGCGCGAAGTTCCGTCACTGAGAAGTCTCTAATTTCCCTCTTATCCATTGCCATTGCCTCCCTGTGTCGCCAGCACAACCGCATCTCGAAGCGCCTGCGTCAAACGAACCGCCACATCTGGAAATTCAGCTTCGTGCGCTCGCATAAGTTCCTCATGCCGTGGCCCCACTCCTCCCGCCCGAGCAAGAATCTTCGCCACTTCCCGCGTATCTGCCCTCGCAATCCGCTCCGCCGTATCTCGGATGATGGGATCCAAAATACTCCGCACGGGTTCTCCATCCGGTTCCTCTTCATCCGACTCCGGCTCTTCCTCTGAATCAGGCTCAAGCTCTTGCGACGGCGCGATGATGGGAGCAGGAGGAGGCTTCGGCGGTTCAAGCGCCCTTTCGACGGGGGCGATATTCATCGGAACAAAGTGAACATCTCCGGCTTCGCCGATCTCGTCCAGGTCCTCAAGTTCCCGAATATCGTTGATTGAAAACGCGCCGACGTTGAACATCTCGCGGTAGAAAGCAGAACGCGCCGCGGAGTTCCCGCGCAGCAATCCTTCGAGCGCGAACTTCGTAAAAAATTCCTCTTGTTCGTCTTCCGCCAGGCAGGAGAAATTCAGACGGCTTTCGATGCGTGCGGCCCACGGTGAGAGCGTATCTACAACCCACTCGATGCTTTGCTCTTCGATATTCGAGAAGGTTGCGCGGCTCAGGTCTTGAATCTTGTGCGGTGGGATGCGGAAGATGCGCGCAATATCGGACAACTGAAACTGGCGGCCTGCTATGAGTTCAGAATCTTTAGGCGAAATCCCGGCGACTTCGAACGTCATCCCCTCTTCAAGAATCCCAAATCGGTGTTTCCCAGCCAGCCCACCGTGCATCTTTTCCATTTCGCCACGGAATCGCTTCACCCCTTCATCGCTTAAACTCAGCGGGTGTTTGTAATGTCCGCTTGGAGTCGCGTCGTTTTTGTAGAACTTCCCCGCGTATTCTTCTTGCGCCTTAGTCATTCCGATTGCATCTTTGACCACGCTCGGATACACCAGCCCGATCAGGCCACGCGAAGAAAAACCCCGGATGTGCAGTACACGATCCGCCGAAAGTTGAAACCACTTCCCGTTGATCTCGATGCCATAAACGATTTGGTTTGTGATCGTGTCCCTAGTAGGAGTCACCCGATCCGCCCACATCGGCCAGAGTTCCATGACCTGCCCGTACTTATTCTTGACTTTCTCCCAGTACGAATTCCCTCTCACGAGACACTGAGCCAGCATGATCTCCTTCGCCTCAAACGCGGTCATCTCAGGATTCGGCGCGATACTCAGGACTTTGTAGAGCGGATGATCGGATGCTTTTTCTTTCGTCCGCTCTCCAGCCCGCTTGTAAAGATGCAGCGGCAAAGCCGCCATCGTCTCTGAGATATTGCGAACGCACGCCAGAACCGCGGCACACCCTAGCGTCCCTTCCGCCGAAGAAAACTCATATCCAGCGGAGCCAGTAATCGACGTGCCCATGAAGTCAATGTTAGTTGAGGGTGACTGGCCTTGAGTAACTCGGCCCCGCTGGAAGAGTGATGCAAGTCGCTGAAGAAGATTCATGTCGCCTCGATGGAAAATAAAAAAGGCGTGCAATCCCCGAAGGGACTACACGCCTTTCTCTCAAACAAAGCGTCCTGCTATTGTTCCTGCTTCTCATTCCGGCGATCTAATAGCCAGTCCACAAACTCTATCGTGTCCTTCGCCTGACGTCTCATGTGTAGAAAGAGACGCATTTCGGCGGGGGTTAATTCCCCCGCTTTCTTGATTCCTAACACATTCGCCGACCGAATGCAAGAACTATTTTCATCTTTTTCTGACATTGTAGAACGTCCTCAAAGTTCAATGACAATCGGCCCCCGGCGCGTATAGACAGACGATGTGTCCGTTTGCTGCCGCACCGCCGCCTGATCCAACGCCATGACCAGCGCAATCACCCCATCAATCCGTTTCCCGCTCGCGCTCCGTGGCGGTTTCACCGGCTTGATGTTCCCCGCTGGGTCGCTCTGAATCGCGCAGCACTCCACGTTCCAGCGGAGGACCGCATTCCCGTTGTGCGCGAGCCGCCCCTGAACCACGAGTCTTTCCATCTCCTTCGCAGCCGGCGAGATCGTCTTGTAACCCTGCCTGCATTCGAGCATCGTGAATCCATCCTCTTCCCCCAGTTCCGTGCTGAGCCGCGCCGCACTCCAAGGATCGTAACTGATATTCTGGATGGAAAACTTCTTCCCATCCTCCACGATGTCGGCCCGGACCCTCTTGTGGTCAATCACATTCCCCGGAGTGCAGCGCACGTATCCCCGCCGCACCCACACGTCATAGGGCACCCGGTCCCGCCGTTGCCGCTCCATCATCCCATCCGAGGGAATCCAGAACCGTGGCAACACGGCAAAGCGCCCATCATCCAGCGGAAACACCAGGACGAATGCCGTCAGGTCTATGCTGGAAGAAAGGTCCAAGCCGCCAAAGCACTTGCGCCCGATCAACTCCTCCTCGGTCGGCCCAGGTTTCGCGGCGTCCCACGTCCGCAGTTCCAGCCACGCCGTCTCGGTCTGAGTCCACCAGTTCAAGTGTAGCCGCTGAAACGCGAGCAATTCCGA